TATGGAACCGCCTGCAGGCTCTAAGTTTGCCGCCGGCGGAGAAGGTGGAATGCAGGCGTCATCCGGCAGCCATCCGCGAAGCGCAGGAGGAGTTCGGCATCACGCCGAAAGACCTCATGCCGGTAGCCTTCCTGAGCGACCTGAAACCGCCGTACTGCCCGTCCCATGTGTTCCTCTGCACGGATTTTGACGGCAGCATCCGGTGCGCTGATGGCGAGATGACCTCTCCGGGGTTCATCACCGCCGAAAAGGTGGCCGAGCTGTCCACTCAGAATCCGGAACGTCTGTTCCCACCGTTTGCCCAGAGCATCACCGCGCTGCTCGACGCTTTATCGTCAAATCCCGGTTTGACATCGGATGCACAAAATGCTAAGATGAAAGATAGGATGGACTTCAACGAAGCCGACCACCCACGGGATGAAAACGGGCAGTTCGCAGAGGGCGAGGGTAGCAGCTCTGGCTCCACCGAAAGCGGGCCTGCGGTATCTCCCGAAGGCGAAAACGTCCCCTGCACTGGGTTTGCTTCTCCTGCAAGGCTTGAAGATCATGCCACCCGCCACGGGTTGGCTGAGATGGGCTTTGCGACGAAAGAGGAATACCAGCAGAAGGGCATCGACTTTCTGAAGCAGCCTTGTGGCGGTGATGTTATTGGTTATGCTCGGCCTGATGGCGTAGTTGTTCGGTTCAACACCAAAACGACAGAGTACGCAACCGGTGTTCCCGGTGGGCCGCTTAAAACCTACATGAAAGCCAAGTGCAACCGAAAGACTGGCGAGGCACAGCCCGAAGTCGCCATGAAGTATTACGAGTTCAATAGGGAAAAGGACCTGAAGGAGGAAGACGATGAGCAAGGCAGTTAAATGCCCGGTATGCGGGCAGACCGAACTTGTCGATGACGGCGATGTCTGCGATGTCTGCAAGTGGTTCCATGACCGCTATCAGGAGGAGTTTCCTGATGAGGAGGACTGCGAGAACCACATGAGCCTGAACCAAGCCCGCGAGGCGTGGGCAGCAGGAAAGCAGGTGGAGTGAGCATGGATAACTTCAGAGTCATCTACCGCATTCTACGGTATCTGGAAAAGGCGCTGGATTACGATGAACCCAATATGGATTGCATCTCTGCGAAGGCGCTGAAGCTCTCTGACCAGCGTTGGATGGCGCTGATGGAGATGCTTTCCAAGGAGGGCTACATCGACGGCTTTTCTGTGCAGAGGACCGTGGATGGCAGCATCCTTATCTCCAGCTCTACGCCGCGTATCACGCTGAAGGGACTGGAGTACCTGCAAGAAAACTCCCTGATGAAAAAAGCTGCCGAGCTTGCGAAAGGCGTAGCCGACATCATCACCTGAGAACCGAATAACGTACAGCAAAGAGCGATGGGAAACCACCGCTCTTTTTCTTTGCCCGAATTTCCCATCTCAAAACGGAACGGAGATAGATTATGGACAAGGTTACGATTTTTAAGTACGAAGAAAACAAGCCGGTGCGAATCATGAACATCAACGGTGAGCCGTGGTTTGTCCTGAAGGACGTGTGCGAGGTGCTGGGAATGGATTCTACCCAGTTGAAAAAAGTAGCCGACCGTCTGGAAGAGGACGAAAAGGGGCGTACTCAGATTACGACCCCCGGCGGAGCACAGGAGAGTTGGATTATCAGTGAGTCCGGCCTGTACAACGTCATCCTGCGCAGCGATAAGCCAGAGGCCAAACCCTTCCGCAAGTGGGTCACGGCCGTGGTGCTGCCCAGCATCCGCAAGAATGGCGGCTACATTGCCGGGCAGGAGGAGCTTTCCCCGCAGGAGCTTATGGCAAAGGCCCTGCTGGTGGCGCAGAAGACCCTGACCGACCGCGATGCCCGCATCAAGGAGCTGACGGCGCAGAACCAGATCATGCAGCCAAAGGCTGAGTATTTTGATGAGCTGGTGGCCCGGAACCTGCTGACCAACTTCCGCGAAACTGCCAAGGAGCTGGGTATCAAGGAGAAGTACTTCGTAGTCTGGCTGTTGGAACACAAGTACATCTACCGCGACCAGAAGAACAAGCTGATGCCGTATGCGGCAAAAAACAACGGCCTGTTCGAGGTGAAGGAACGCACGGGCCGGCACAACGACTGGGCCGGGACTCAGACGCTCATCACCCCGAAGGGCCGTGAAACCTTCCGCCTGCTGTGTAAGGAACCGCCTGTTTTACCGCAGTTCACCGCATTGTAAACCTGCATCAGGGCGATTGTAAGCCAGAAAAGAACCGTTTTTCCACCGCAATCACCGAAATGGTCGGAAAACGCAAAGTCCGAAATTGGCTGTTTTTGGAATATATCCACCTGTTTTTGGATAAATATTCAAAAATGACCGAAAACAGGCCAAAATCCGCAGGAACGTCCACCGGACAATCCGGCGGAGCGTCCGACTATAACCGTACCTTACCCAACCAAACCGTAACCTGTTGTCAAATTTTCACTTCGTTCAAATTTGCCAACGGTGCGGGCGCGGGGCCGAGCGTCAGGCAGGGGCTTTTCGCAACTGCCGCAAATAAAGCCATCTAGTGGCTTTCAAACATCGGACACAAAATTATCCCACAAGCACATTTGGGACATTTCCCGGTACTCATCAGAAGTTCTCAGAGGGCATTAAGCCATAATCTCAACTGCGGCGGTACAAATCGCCGCTTTTTTGCTGTTCGGAACCAGAAAAGGAGGCAAAAACAGTGAATGATACCGTCCACGGACACATGGTACAGGACCTGCTCCGCCACCGATTCGGCAGTCATGAATGTTTGATATGCAAATATTCACCAAAGTACCCTGTGCAGGCAGAGCGAGAGTTCCAGCGGGTCACAAATGCGTACATCCGCATTCTAAACGAACTGCTGAAAGAGAGCCTGCCGGAGATCAGGGATGCCGCGCGAGCCGAGAAAGAAGGTCAGCGCTACGATGATGCTTCAGATCTGATTGCCAAGGTCAAGACCGTCTTCTCCAAGATGGCCGTGGAGCTGGAGCGCCGGACTTCGATGTTCAGCCTGCGCAGCAAGATTGAGTCCATGGCAAGACTCACTCGGAAGCTGAGCATCCGGGAGTGGAAGAAAGCAGTCAAGTCCACGCTGGGCATTGATTTGCTGGATGACTACTACACCGGCGAGCTGTACCGGGTAATGATGGAGCGCTGGGTCGAGGACAACGTAGCGCTCATCAAGACCATCCCGCAGGAGAGTCTGGGGCGTATGCGCCAGATCGTGCTGGAGGGCTATCGGAACGGCGAAACCACGACGGCCATCGTCAAGCAGATTCAGCGGGCGTACAGCGTAGACCGGCGGCACGCCCAACTGCTTGCCCGCGACCAGATCGCCAAGCTGAACGGTGACATCACCCAGCAGCAACAGCAGGACGCAGGCGTGGTGGAGTACGTCTGGTCAACCTCTGGCGATAGCCGCGTTCGCCCAAGCCATGCTGCGCTGAACCATAAGCGGTTCCGCTGGGATAACCCGCCGGTGGTCGATGAAAAGACCGGGCGGCGCTGTCACCCCGGCAAAGACTACCAGTGCCGCTGCTGCGCACTGCCGGTCTTCAACATCAAAACCGTTGACCTGCCGGTCACGAAAGGGGGCGATGGCCGTGGATGAAACTATCCTGTAAGACCTGAGAGGGGAGTTGTTCAACATGGAAAACGATATGAAGGTTCAGCGCTTTGACAGTCTGCCGCTGGATGCCACCTATTTCACAGATGAGGGCTACCTTGTAGACCACCCCATCGTGACATCGGTGGGCATTTTTGTTTATCACAACCCGGACGGTTCCGAGCGCCGGGAGCTGCGGTTGCCTGAAGAAGTCTTTGCTGAAAAGAGCCTTGCGTCCTACAAGGGGAAGCCCATCATCGTAACGCATGATGCTGGCTACGTTGACACAGACAACGTGAAAGAGGAGAGCATCGGCACGATTTTGTCGGAGGGCTACCGGGACGGCGATGATGTCCGTGCAGAAATCATCATCCACGACACCGACAGCCTGAAGAAGTACAAAATGCGTGAGCTGTCCTGCGGCTACAACCTGCGTCTGGACGAAACGCCCGGTGTCTGGGAGGGGCAACCCTATGATGCCATTCAGCGGGACATCGAAATCAACCATCTTGCCCTTGTCGATAAGGCGAGGGCTGGTGAACAGGCCCGGCTCAACATTGATGGGCAGGGCCACGACTGCATGAAAGGAGAAAAACTGAACATGGAAAACACCACCAAGAGAACTGATGGCGCTCCCACCCCGGAGGAGCTGGCCGCTGCTG